AATACCTTGTGGTAAGAAAGATAAATCTTTTTCTCTGGTAAAAACTCCAGGACTTACTATTCTTTCTGCCATTTTTTTTCTCCCTAAAGATTAAAATTATTTACTACGAATAAATATCAAAGTAAATTCTCAAAACCCACTCTCAAGACCAATTATTTTGCTGGTGTAAAGACACCTGTTTCTGGGTCAAGGTTTCCTGCCCCATACTTTTCATTCAATTCCTGAACTAATGTTATTTCTTGATTTTGAACTTCTGAATACTGAGTTTCTAATCTCAATTTTTCATTTTCTAATCTTTCAAGTTGTTGTTCTTGGTTGATACGAGCAACTTCTAATTTACCCAATGATAACTCAATATTAGAGTAATTTGTTTTTAGTTCTTGTAATGAATTTAACTCATCTTGTGTGAATTTAATTTCTGTTTTTTTTGTCATTATAACTCCTATTTTGGTTAGTAATAAATATCAATTATTTATTCAAACAATCACAATTTTGTTCTATTTCTTGAACTTTTTTCTGTAATTCTTTAATACTTTCTATCAACAATGGAACAATTTTATCATATTTAACTGCTTTATAACCTGTATCCCTGGTTGTTACTAATTCTGGTAAGATGTCCTCAATTTCTTGTGCGATAACACCAACATCGTGTCCTTTATATGCGTCTTGTTTTTCATTCCAATCAAATGTATAACCACCAATCTTATCCATTTTTTCTAATGGATTTTTAATCGGTGTAATGTTATTTTTAAGTCTTCTGTCAGATGAACTAAATGCTATAACATCACCACTCGCTTCTATTTGAGAACCTGATATGTTTCCTAAGAATTGTGCGTTTCCACTCTCAGACATATCTAATGAAAGTGCAGTTATGGTTGTGCTATCGTCAGTTCCTTTGAATAAAATATCTTTATCTGCTGTTTCTGCCTTAATAATAAAGTCAGAAGATGCTCTTTTGAAACTACCAAATGAAGTTCCACCATCTTTCAATACAATATCTGTTCCGTCTGCGTCAAGAATAATATCTCCTGATGAATCAAGTGTTAAATCACCATTTGACGCAATTAACAAATTAGATTCTAAAGTAGAACCAGATACATAACCAAATGAACCAGAAGTAATAGATACATTTCCTGCTGTTGTGATATCTGTTCCACTACCACTAATAAATAATGAACCTGTAAATTGGTGTGTATCATCTCCAGGTGTATCACCAGATATTGTTGAACCACTTCTAAGTGAAGATGTCATATGCGTTACTGATGAACTAACGATGTAATTCTGTGCTATAACATCACCTTCCGCTTCAACATTTCCTGTTGTTGTTATGGATGCGAAAGTAACATTTGCTGTTGTAGCGACATCTTGTCCGATTGCCACATCATTTGCATTAACTGTAACACCTGTTCCTGCTCCAACTGCAAAACTTCTATTAGATGCGATTGTTCCACCACCGGTTAGTCCGTCTCCCGCTGTTAAAGTTACACTTGTGTGGTCAATGTGTTCATTTGCTACAAAACCACTTAAGTCATCGTGAACAATTGCTGAATCATCAGTTGCTACATCATTAGAGTTTACCGTAATACCGGTTCCTGCTCCAACTGTCAATGTCCTTGTGGATTCGATTGTTCCACCACCTGTTAATCCATCTCCTGCGGTAATTGTTACTCCACTATGGTCTATGTTTTCATTTGCCACATATCCACTCAATGAATGTATATCAATTGTTCCTTGTGTCGCTGTTCCTATTACACCTAATATACTTGAACCACTAATGTTTGAACCTGTAATGTTTGCGAATTGAACATTAGAAGTTGTTGAAACTGCCTGTCCAATAGCGACATCATTTGCATTAACTGTAACACCTGTTCCTGCTCCAACTGCTAATGTTCTCGTTGATGAAATATCTCCACCACCTGTTAGACCTGCTCCAGCTGTTATGTCAACACTTGTGTGATTAATGTGTTCGTT